CACCTGTTGCTTGTGGGAATTGAACATCAGCAGAGTTAGTGCCTGAACCGTTAGTAGGTGCACCCATAGTGACTGCTGTTCTAGCATATGAACCACCTGATACTTCTGTGCCTGTTCCTGCATCTGTTGGGTCTGCTGTGTGTAATGATACATAAATGTTTGCTGGTGAAGTGTATGCTGCATTTCTTAATACATGGTCATACAATTCGTTTTCTAAAAAGTTTGACATCTCTGCCATAATTTATTCTCCTAATCAGTTGTTACGTTTAATGTTTTATTTGGGTAAGTAGCACCCTTGTCATTTGCTTTGATGTTTGCAATTGCTCTATCATACATAGTTGCCCATGTAGCTATTCTCTCGTCATTCATGAGATATGGTTCTGCTTCTGCTAGAGTTGCATACAGTAAAGCATCTGGAAAGTTTGCTAAAAAAACATTACTCGCATTTGAAGATGAGATGTAAGTTGGTTTAGCATAATACAAGATTTGAACAGTTTGAGTTCCGTCAGGAACAGGTGCAAATTGAAACTCTTGCCCTAACATTGTGAACTTTGTAGGAACACCTGATGTATGGGTTAGATTGTTTGCATAAAAAGAAGCAGGAGTTTGATATTCTAATGTGTAGTTTGGACTACCTGTTATATGAATATCACGCAACTCTAACATATCACTTGGAAAAGCAATTGTAGAGTCACCTGCTACTGTACTTGCGGTTGAAGATTTTAACATTTCTTGCACACGCAAATCTCTTGACATTCTGTGCTGACCTAACTCAACAAAGTCAGGTATGACTGAAGTTAAATCATCTCGACCAAGATAATTAGCTACAGCCGCTACGAATGTAGTGTAATTAGTAAATGCCATTTAGGAAATCCTTATTTGTGTTTTACGAATACAAGATAACCATTGTCCATAGCAACTTCCCTAACAATTTCAAATCTTTCTTTGACTTTAGGTTGCCACCATGTATATGGTTGTTGTATTAAGTGTGCGTTTCTACCGTCAGGTAAAACTTTTACTGCTGGGCCTGTATGAATAGTAAATAGGCCATATTTAATAACGACTCTTTGCAAGTCATCTAATACATTATCTAGTAACTCAGGTTCAATGTGTTCTAAAACATCTATACAAGTTACAAATTCTGTAGGTCCAGGTGATTCATCGTAGTCAGGATTGCTAGGTTCATATGCAGTATAGTTTACTTCACTTTTTATACTGTCTCGTAACCTTAACTTACCTGCACCATAATCTAATAAGTCTTTTACTTTAAATTGTTGGATAATGTCATCAACAATAGGTGCAAAATAAGTTGATGCAATACCGTAATTAGGGTTTTCGTGCAGTTTAGCCTGCATTTCCCTGTATTCTTCAGATATTAACTGACTCAATGACTTCTTTCCATGTTTTATCTTCTTGATACTTCAACGTCATATGTCTATACCAAGGCATACTAGGCTGTGCATATCGCCACTGGTGATGTTTTGGTACTAAACAGATAGTTTTGACACCTAATGCAGCTGAACAGTGCTGTGCAGTCGTATTGACACCAATAACTGCATCTAATTCAGCAATAAGTGCTGCTGTATCATCGTAATCAGATGATTGCGTGGCAAATGGAAAATACTTCACTCCATCTATCTTCTCATCTACCTCGTAATCTAATGAAATTAAAATTAAGTCATCACGACTTAATAATGATTGTATATCATCTTTTGTTAATTTGCGACCTTTTTTATTTGTGCGTTTACTGCCACCATGTGTTGTAATGCCAATGACTTTTTTACCGTAAGAATCAAACAATGCTTTCCACATCTTACGTCTTTCAGGATCTGCAACTAAATATGGTTCACGATTAAATTCTTTACTATCTAATCTAAAGAATTCAGGTAATCCACCAATAGCACAACGATGATCAATATTGACATCATTAATCCAATCTACACTATCTGATTGTCTTGTTCCAAATACTTTAGCTTTTGGAAAACTACGTTTAAATAATCCTTCTAACTTAGGATCACAATCAATAATAACTGAATTGCTACAATCGATAGCAGCAGGGATACAACTCCCATAAAAAATCTCATCACCGAGGCCTTGTTCTCCATAGATAACTATATCCTTTCCTGGTTGGCCTTCCCATCTTGACTCATCTTTGTAATTCCATTCTTTTCTGAATTTACTATTGAGTGATAATCCCCATGCTTTCCATCCGTCTTTCCATTTGCCTTGTGCTAAGTAAGCATGAGCAAGATTCATTTGAGCATTTTGATCATCAGGGTTAGCTTCTAAAGCTATTTTACATACTTCTTCTGCATTTTTCCATTCTGATATTTGCACAAAGCTTGCAGCTGCATTGCTATATGCTAGTGAATAACTATTGTCTAGTTCAGCAGATTTAAGAAAGTATTTAATTGCATCATCAAACATATCCATTTCATGACAGGCACGACCTAGTGAAGTCCATAATGCTTTGTTGCCTGGACTCTCTTGTAATGCACGTCTGAAGTATTGATATGCTAATGCAGGTTGGTCACCCATTAAATGAATGTAACCCATAAAGTTTAAAGTTGCATCATCGTCAGGATAGTTTTCTAAGACTTCGTTAATTAACGGTAGTGCATTAGAGTAATCTTCACGATTAATTAAATCGTGTATTGCTAATTGTATTCGTTTTAGTTCTTCTCTATCCATGATGTTTTGTTGTTGTTTTTAACCAAGGATAGTTTGTGTTTATTTCTTTGAGTAATTCTTTTGTTTGGTCTTTATTGTAAATATCAATGCCTTTAGCTTTTAATTGCATTTCAATAATAGGTGGAATACTTGCGTAATGCACCCAAGACTCTTTCATTCCTTTTGCCCACGCATCAGGATTATTTCTAGCTTGTTTTAACTGCTCAACTAAAGCAGTAGGATCTTGCACACTGTGAATAAGATGTTCATCCTTAGTAGGATCGTAATCGTAATATTGTGTAATTCCTGTTAATGGGTCTTTGTCAAAAAATATAGCCATAATAGATAAAGGGGTAGTTGCCTACCCCTCTATTTTAACATCAATGTTGATTAAGCACCAACACCTTGTACTTTAGCATGAGCATCAGGGTTATTAACCACTAATGTGTATTCTGCTGTCATTAAGTACTTAGTAGAGTCACCAGTTTTAGCTAGTTCTTCTTTTGTGATTGGACGTAGGTTAGCTACACCAACATATTGTGGGTCTAAGCATAACACTGCTTCATCACGCATGAATCTATCTAATTTAACTGTGTGATTACCGTAGTCAGAAACATACACGTCAGCTGCTGCTGTAATGATTGCTTCGTCTGTACCGTTAACCATGTGACGTTTTTCAGCAATACCTGCAAAAGCTGAGAATAGCTTTTTGTTTGCAGATGACATTAGGATAGTTGTTGGTTCACCACCGTCTAACCATGCTAATTCTAATGCTGATTTAAGATCTGCTTCAACGAAAGTACCTGCTGTACCATCTGTAGGAGCAGCAACTGAACCGCCAGAGAAACCTGGTGTTGTTGCTGTTGAAGCTGCTGTTGCTTTAACGCTGTTGCCAGAAATCCATGACTCGATACCTGCTGATGATCTAGCTGTACCTGCACCACCTGCTGATGATGCTTGGTTACGCACTAATGCGAATTCCATGTCACGTTTAAGTTCTTTACCAGCTTTCATTAACTGATAAGCAACTTCTGATTTACGACCATACTTTTTAACAACATCGTATGTATTAGAAATTTGCACTGTTTTGCGTGAAATTTGGCAATAGTTGCCTAATACTGTTGTTGCTGCTAATGTTGCATAAGAAGCATCGTCACCTTCTAATTGACGGTTAGCCGCTGCTGCTGCTAATACGTCTGTTTGCCACTGGTGGTATGTTTGGCCTGCTGATGATTTCTTAGCCATTGATAACAATGGTGTTTCTTCAGGAGAAATATCAAAGATAATGTCCTGGAAATCTTCTGCAATACCTGCACCAGTATAACTATTGGTTGCTGAAACTGCCATAATAATTTACCTCTATAACATATTTTCTATTAATTTAGATGCTAACTCTGATTTACCAGATTTGCGTAATTGGTCACGCAATTTCTTAGCATTAGAGTTAACTGCCTTTTTAGGGTCTTTTGATCCTGGTTTCACTACAGGCTTGGCACTAGCGACCTTTTTCTTCGTTACCGAATTTTTACTCTTTAGTTTTCGCCATTGCATCGCATCGTGCAACACTCTAACGTGTCGAGGGTCAACGATTCCATTCAATTCACTATCAGTAAACCCATAATCCTTACTAGCTTCGATAATTTCTTGGGTAGTCTGTGGACTCCAATTAGGTATCTCTTTAGCAAGTTGTTCTTTACCTTTAGCGACTTGATCTGCAATCATCTGTTGCTGTTTGTTCAATGCGTCTTGCCGTTTGGCTTCAAACTGTGAAACTGCTTCAGTGCGTTGTTGCTGCAACTGATTATATTGGAAGAAAAGCTTTTGTGCCTCCACGAAATCACTATCAGACAACTGTTGCCAGTCCACGTTTTGATACTGGGCTAGTTGTTGGTCTAGTGCCGTGACTTTCGCTACATCCTCGATTAACAAGTTATTAAGTTGCTGTTGTTCTTGATACTGTTTAGAAGTTTCATTGAACTGTGCTTGTAAAGCTTCTAACTCTTTACGTTGCTCTGCAACTTCTTGTGTCTTCTTAGTGTAGTCAAGTCCTTGTTGTGCTAATGCCACGACTTCGTCAAGCGGTTTCTCGATTTCTTCACCATTAACTTTTAGTTTGACGTTTTGGGCAGGTTGCTCCTCATCGGAATCTTCCTCAACATCATCTTCAGTTTCTGGCTCGTCATCATCGGAAGCTTCGTCTGTAGGATCTTCTGTTTCTTCTACGACTTCTTCTTCTGTTTCTTCAACAGCTTCTTCCTCAACTGCCTGTGGTTCATCTTCACGTTCCTCTTCAATAGGTTGAACAGAATCGTCTTGTATGTCACCAAGCATCGCCTCTAAGCGACTTTGTGGTGACTGCTCTAAAGCTTGGTCACTCATAATATTTCCTTTATTTAATTAGGCAAAGGTACTACTTAAATGGGTTTGCCCTGACCCAAATTCTATTTGACTGCTCTGATAGGTTCATTAACTTGTATATTTGCAAGCTTACCTGTTTGCATTACATTGGTTAATGATTTCTCGATTTGTCCTAATACTTGTAAAGCAATTACTAAACGGTTATGCGTTGTTTCGTCACCTAGTGGTGATGTTTGCATTGCTTCTATAATGTGATCTTTGACCGCAGTGAATGACTCTTTGAATACTTCATTCTCTAAAATCTTCTGTGCTTGTTCACCACGCTTTATTTCTTCTAAAGTTTTATCCGCCATACTGTGCCTTTATTTGTGCAATTTGTAAGTCTGTTTCTGCTTTTAGCTGTGCTTTATATCTTTCTAACTCAGCTTGTGCAGCAATCTTTTCACGCTCTATGATTATATCATTTTCAGACCGCAATTGCTCTTGTCTCATATCAGCATCATTCTTCTGTGCTTCTAATTGCATATCAGCTTGTGCTTTTTGTTGCTCGATAGCCAACTGACCTTGAATTAATTGCTCTTGTGGGTTAGGCATTTTAGGTGTGCCTTGTGGCATATTAGAAGGATCATTCCAGAATTCATCAGGATCTTTAAATCCTGCGTTCTGAGTTAATTTAGATAGTGCATTGTAAATTTTGCTTGGATCTGTCAAGCCAACTTGTAATGCTTCTCTTTGCATTTGTAGAATAGCATTTAAGTGCATTAACTGTTGATCTTTGTTGCCTGCTCCTAAAC